TGACGGCGCTTATGACCAGGCCGGTAATGGCGGTGGTGGTGGTGGTTGGGGAGCTTCTGGCGGAACTGGCACACAAGGTGGGAATGGACCATCACCAGGAAGCACATGGTCAGGCGGTTCAGGAGGTAAAGCAATTGCACTAAATGGTTATACAGCGACAATAGGTGGTTCAGGAACAATATATGGAGCAATAAGTTAATGAAAACAATTTATAAAATATTAAATCCAAGTATTGGATCATATGAAACGTGTGATACAGAAGAAGAAGCTAATAATAGAGCAAAAGAAGTTGCTTGGCAATTTTATCTTTCACATACACATGGAACTCCAATAACAAAAGTTGAAGTTACTGATGAAAATTATGAAATTTGGACGGGAACAAATGAAACAGTTTCCTAAAAATTCGAAATTTTGCGTTCCGGCCTGAAATTTTTTTGACACGAATTCAAATACTAAAAAAGCGATTTTACTCCTAGAGCAGAATAAATAAAGAAATGGCACTAACAATAACAAAAATATACTCCGACATCGACTTTACCTTTACCAAGAAACCGGTAACGGCAGATGTAGCACTCAGTTATGATGACCAAGCGGTCATTCGTTCTATCCGTAACCTATTGTTGACCAATCACTTTGAGAGACCTTTTAATCCAGATTTAGGTTCTAATCTCAATGCGTTACTGTTTGAATTGGTATCTCCACTTACAGCTGCATCGTTGGAGAGAGAAATCAATACAATGATTGATAATTATGAGCCAAGAGCCAGAGTTAATGAAGTGATTGTTACACCTCTACCAGACAATAATGCTTATAATGTCTATCTCAGTTTCTATATTGAGAATGCCACATTACCGACAACAGTAACCCTACTTTTAGAGAGAAATAGATAAAATGGCAGGCGCAAATTCTAATATCCAAATGACAGATTTGGATTTTAACACAATTAAGAACAACCTTAAAACATACTTACAATCACAAGATGTATTGAAAGATTATAATTATGAAGGTTCTGCTCTTTCTACTCTACTAGACATTCTTGCATACAATACACAATATAACGCCTACTATCTGAATATGGTGGGTAACGAGATGTTCTTGGATACTGCCATTCAGCGTGGTTCAGTTGTATCTCAAGCCAAGATGTTAAACTACACACCTCGGTCTGCCATTGCACCAACAGCAACCATTGATTTGATAGTCAATGGTGTAACTCAATCATCTTTGACATTACCAAAGTTTACATCTTTCATGTCAGAGGCTATTGAAGGTGTCAACTATAATTTTGTAACAGCAGATGCATATACAGAGAATACTGTTGGTGGTGTAGTTACTTTCAATAACATCACCTTAAAACAAGGTCTGGCTACAACACTTAATTTTACCGTTGATTCAATTAATAATCCATCATACACATTTGAAATACCTGATGAGAATGTTGATACATCAACTATTGTGGTTACTGTGCAACAATCATCTTCAAATGCAGCCAGTGATGTATATATTTTGGCAACCGATTTTCTTTCTGTAGGTGATGATTCAAAAGTATACTTCTTACAAGAAAGTTTAAATAACACTTACGAAATCTATTTTGGTGATGGTGTAATTGGTAAACAATTGGTTGATGGAAATATTGTTAATGTTTCTTATGTTGTTACTTCAGGTCCATCGGCAGCTGACGCAAATAACTTTGTATTGATGGATACAATTGTTGGTTATTCAAATACATCGGTGATTCCTGTAAGTGCTGCCACATCAGGTAATGAAAGAGAAACAATTGAATCAATCAAGTATCAGGCACCAAAATCATATTCAGCACAAAATCGTGCAGTTAATAAGAATGATTACATTACCGCCATTCAACAGAACAATTTAGGTATTCAATTTGATGCAGTCAATGTGTGGGGTGGTGAAGAAAATGATCCACCTGTCTATGGTCAAGTGTTTGTTTCGTTAAAACCAACTGGTGCATTTAGTTTAACACAGGTACAGAAACAACGAATTACCGAAGAAATTCTTAAACCAATCTCTGTATTGACCGTGACACCTACAATTGTTGATCCTGATTATACATACATTCAACTCAATGTCAATGTAGTCTATGATCCAACCAAGACAACTCAGACATCTACTCAGTTGGCTGCAGGTATCAAATCAGCCATTCAAACATTTGGTAATGACACACTCAATACATTTAATTCAACATTCAACACCTATGACCTGTTGAATACGGTACAGAATTATAGTTCTGCCGTGGTAATGAGTGAGTTCGATTTGAAACTACAGAAGAAATTTTTACCAAACTTAACTACACCTACAACATATAAACTGTATTACAATTCTTCACTACAAGCAGGAAGATATTTGTCTGGCACAAGTAGTTCACCAGCATTACAGTTCAGAGATCCGACCAATCTAGCCAATATTATTGACGGTATCTACATCGAAGAAGTTCCATCATCTACCAATGGTGTTGAAAGTTTATCTGTTTTAAATCCAGGTTTTGGCTATCAATCACCACCAACAGTAACAATATTGGGTGACGGAACAGGTGCAACGGCAACAGCCGTTATCTCTGGTGGTACAATTAAGAGTATTACAGTAGATACACCAGGAAATGGTTACACAAGTGCATTGGCCACAATCACACCAGCTGATGGTGATACAACAGGTCAACTTGGTGCCGCCATTGTAAATCTTGAAGGTCGTTATGGTACACTCAGAAGTTACTACTACGATTCAAATAATGTAAAGAATATTTTTAACTCCAATATTGGTACAATTGATTATCAAGAAGGTATTATCACACTCAATTCATTTAGTCCAATTCAAGTAGACGATACATTTGGTCAACTTGCAGTGACTACAACACCAACAACATCAATCGTTTCATCTACCTATAATCGAATCATTACAATCGATCCATATGATGTAACAGCAATCACAGTTAATGTCACGGCCAGAACATGATAGAATCAGGTCAAAAAACCTCACTATTAATACCATCACAACTTCCTGAATTTGTTCGGGACGACCCGAACTATGCCAATTTTGTATTGTTTTTACAGGCATACTATGAATGGATGGAACAAACAGGTCAAGTTACAGACCGAACCAAGAACATATTAAACTATGTTGATATTGACCAGACATCTTCTGAGTTTCTAGAATATTTCTATGATGAGTTTCTGCCATATTTTCCACAAGATATCTTAGCTGACAAAGTAAAAGTTGCTAAGGTTGCTCGACAACTCTATCAATCAAAAGGCACTCAGGCATCATTTCGGTTTTTATTTAAAACATTATTCAATTCTGATGTAGAGTTCTTTTATACTAAAGATGCCGTTCTTCGTGCTTCAGCAGGTAAATGGTACATTGCAAAGAGTCTTAGATTAGATTCAGACAATGTAAACTTTTTTGATTGTGTAAACTATAGAATTTTTGGTGAGACCAGTAAATCAATTGCAACGATTGAAGCAGTAGTTCTTTCTGGTGATAAAATTCAAATATTCATTTCAGATATTCAACGTTTATTTGAATCTGGTGAAACAGTTCGTGTTGTAGATTCCAATAACCAAGATGTATTAATGGAAGATGGTGAAACTCACACTGCTAAAATTGTAGGTCAGATTAGCCAGATTCTTATCAGTCCAAATAATCGTGGACTGTTGTATCGTCCAGGCGATCCTGTCATTGTGTATGGTGGTCTCAGTTCTAACACAGGCCTTGGTGCTACGGCTACTGTAGGTCAAACAACTTCTGGTTCGATTCAGCGTGTGAGTGTGGTATCAGGAGGTTATGGTTATCGAGAAAATCCAAACACAACAATTAATGTGAGTGGTTCTGCTGGTGTTCTTGTTCAAGTATCATCTCTTGATCCTGCAGCAAATGGTGTTGCCAATGTTGCATTTGTTCCTACTGATACGATAGGTTTAAAATCATCAGTATTAATTGGTGCAGCTGACTATAATTTTTCAAACATTGCTACATCAAATGCAAGCACAACATTAGCAAATGCATTTACGTTTACAAGCTTTGCATCTTATCCTATTTCATCCTTGATTGTTTTGAATTCTGGTGCTGGTATTACTTCTATACCAACAATCACAGCAACATCTCTATTCACCACAGAATCAGGCACAAATAATTTAAAAAATCTTGGTATACTGGCACCAATTCAAATCACAAATGCTGGTACAGGATATGCCGTCAATGATAAAATTGTATTTACTGGTGGATCAGGACAAGGTGCGGCCGCCAATGTAACATCTGTTGATGCTAATGGTGTGATTCAGAAAATTGATTATGTTTTCCCACACGGAAGTCTATCTTATCCATTAGGTGGTTTTGGTTATAGACCAGAGGCTTTACCTACACTTACAATTTCAACATCTGGTGGTGCCAATGGTTCTGTTTATGTACCTGGAATTTTGGGTGATGGTGCATCATTTTCAACTTCAGTAGACCGTGTTGGTTCTATTACATCAATTAATATTCTTGATCCTGGTGAAGATTATATTGGTGCACCGCAAGTATCACTTAAAGTTCAAGATGTTGTGATAGCTAATGTATCAATTACTGATTTACCAACTACAGGTGAAATTATATATCAAGGTACCGATTTAGCCAATTCAACCTATCGTGCAACGGTAGATTCAACGGCTGTATTGGTGCCAAATGGTGACCCATTACAAACACTCTATCGTTTGCGTGTGTTTAATTACAATGCTACACCAGATTATAATTTACCAATCAAAATTGATGGTGACATAAACACTATCATTCAAATATCAAATGAGTATAGTTCTTATAATGCAGCTACACGATTTAATTCAACTGGTGTTATTACATATGGCGATGGTACCGCACAGGCAAACGCAACATTCTTAAATGGTTTGGTTATCAGTCAAGGCCAATACTTAGACACCACAGGTCAACCAAGTTCATTTGATGTATTACAATCTGAAATCTATAACAACTTTACCTATCAGATTACACTAGAGGCAGAGATTGCCAAGTACCGTGACACATTATTGAACTTAGTTCATCCAGCTGGTATGAAGGTTATTGGCCGATATGCCATGAAATCCAATTCTGATGTAAACTTTGCAGCAAGTAGTGGTTTAGAAACTGGTGAACCATTAGGTTATTACACTGGTGATCCAGGTTCTTATGTAACCATGGAATCTACATGGACCAATGCAAGTAATAATATTGTTAACTTCTATTCTTTGGTTGGTGCCAATTTACAAAATTTCATTTTCTCCAACAGTAACTTACTGATTACTTTGACAAATGGATTCCAAATTGCTTCTGATGTTGATACCATTTCTGTTGGTCCATCAGGAAATACTGTAATCCTCAAAGATAATGTCTGGTTAACCT